CCGGGCCTGGCGGTTTTTTTTCGCCTGCGTTTTGTGTGAATTCGATATTCATCAGGCGGCCTTCAGCGATTCGCGCAGCACGTGCAGCGCGTCGATGGCTTCCTGGATGGCTTTATCGCCCTGGGCTTTTTCGTGCTGGCTGATGTGGTTGTCAGAGGCGGCGTCGAAAATCAGCCGGCCTACGTCTCCGCACTCGGCGGTCAAGTGGCATAGGGCAGCCATGAGTGGCTTCGGCTCTGGGCGCTTGCGCAGCACAACGTCACATTCGAACTGGTTGGTGAGTGCGCTCAACACGCTCAGGCGCCCTTCAAGTGGCAGATGAGTCAGAACCATCCCGAGCATCTGGATATTCATCTTGTGATTCGCCCGATTTGGGTTCGCACAGTCCAGTAGCGTGGTTTCGTTCACGCCCATCCGCTTAGCCAGCGCAGTACCACCGTCGGCCTTCACTTCCCGGTGCAGCGTTCTTTCAAATTCTTCCATTGCGAAATCCTCTCTTCTTCTCGCGTGGCACCGAGCCACTACTTCCGCGATCATTCGTTCATCAACTGATCAGGGATGAACCCGTGACCCTTTCTTCTTCCAGTCCCGAACCAGGGACCAGCACCAAATCTGAAAACTGTCACCGGCCTGCCCTTCTCGCTCTCCAGTCCCTAATAAGGGGCGGAACTCATCGCTTGATGGCGAAGGTCAGGATGTTGCTGTCGGGCTTTGCTGAATCACACATCGCCTTCTTGAGCCCCGGCATCGCCATTCGCACAAGTTCGGTGGCCAATGCATCTGGGGTGATCCCCATCTCAAGCGCCCAACGCGCCAGTTCTTCAGTTGTGTTCTTCCTGAGATCCACTACTGCGTCGGGCATAAGTCCCCCTCTGTTTCCTTTTCAGGCCTGTCGCTTCTCAAGCTCAAACGGCAACTCACCCAGGGTTCGCCTGACCTCAAGCGCCGCTTCGATGATTTCCCGGCTGAGCACGCTGTGTTGCAGCTTCATGTCGCGAGCCACGTCCTTGAGCTCTTGGAAGACTTCGTCATCGAGCCGCACCTTCAATTGGTGCTCGTGCCGATGCGCTTTGTCGTCGTAGGCCATAGGTTCACTTCCGCTTTCGGGGTGACGGTGCTGGGTTAGGCGGCGGATTTTTTTAGGGCTGCCTGCGCCGGGAAGGACTTGAGCTCATGCGCTTCAAAAGTCCCGTCCGAGTTGCAGGTGACTGAAATGTTTCGCTCGGCCGCGATGGCTTTGCTGATTGCGGCAGGGCTGACCCCCAGAGCCTTGGCCGCAAAGGCCTGCCCTTTCGTAGCAACCAGCTCTGTAAGAGGGATCTGCTTCATTCTGGATTCTCGAATGGTGTTTTCGAGAACGATATTAACCGCCGGTTAGGTTTCTAGCAATACCGCCGGTTGCCGCAAATAAATTAACCAACGGTTAAATTTCACGGATGAGCAAAAAGAAAGAACTGTCCCCAGAGCTAAAAGCTGAGTGCGACGCCGCGAAGGCGCTTTTCGTATCGAAAAAAAACGCCCTTGGCCTCACTCAAGCGAGCCTTGCAGAAGCAGCTGATATTTCTGCTGCCGCTGTCGCCATGTACCTGAACGGCACCAACCCGCTGAACGTAAAGTTTGCGGCGGTACTGTCTCGCCTGCTTGATGTACCTGTTGAGAGATTCAGCAAGAGACTTGCGAAGGAGATCAGCGGGCTCACCAGCGGTGCTGAGCGCACGAACGCTTCCGTGCCAGGTGCGACAGCTTCAGACATCGTTCGTCAAATGCTAGAGAAGCAGGGGAAATCGCTTTCTGAGACTGCGCGCAGACGATTACTTGCAGCCGCTGAAGCCGACGATGGCGGAGGCGTCATCGAACTCGACTACTACCGACCTGGCGTGGTGGGTGACGAGGTTTGGATTGCCCATTACGACGTGCGGGCTGCAATGGGTGGTGGGCAGATCCCTCACGACTATCCCGAGATGTTTCAGGACGTCCGCGTGAGTCCCCAGCACCTGCGCGAGATGGGCGTTGAATTCAAAGAACACTTCCACCTGAAGATGGTTACGGGCTGGGGCCAGTCCATGGCGCCGACGATCAAGCACCGCGACCCGCTCTTGGTCGATGTCAGCGTCCGCGAGTTCTCAGGAGATGGGATCTACATGTTCTCTTGGGAAGGTCACCTGTACATCAAGCGTCTTCAGTGGATTGGTGATGATCAGATCAAGATGCTTTCCGATAACGATAGGCATCCTCCGCAAACGATCAGGGCCGATGAGACCTTCATCCATGCACGAGTGCTGCTCGTTTGGAATGCTCACTTGGTATAGCGCTATACCACGCCGCGGCACGGTAACCATAATTTGAAAGGAATCAGCAATTGAAATCAAATTGGCAGAAAAAGTCGGGGCCATGGGGGCGGGACTTATTGATAAGAAAAGAGTTCATCGGAAACTCTGATATTGTGTTACTCGGCAGGACATTAGTTACACCACCCTCTTCACTTAGTTTTTTTGAAAAAAACTACCTGCAATTTTTTATGTTCATATCCGAATTAGAAACGCTGTCAAAAACATCAAAAATTCTTATTGACATGAACCATGTTTACGAAGTTAAAACGGCAGCCCTCTTAGTCCTGTATGCAACCATAGAGATCATACAGCTTAGAACCGAAGACAAAGATATTATAAAATTCACAACATGTGGAAATAAAAAAGTTTCCATATCACTATGGCAAGCGGGATTCTGGGATATAACAAATCAAAACGAATTGATGCCAGAATACAAAAAATTAAAAAAGGAACTGGAAATCTGCACTGCGTCACTTGCAGCCACTAAAGCTGGTGATGAAAGCCAACTGAGAAAAGTTGTTGAGTATGCTCAAGCGACAGTTTTAGAATCTGGCTTGGATGATGAATCAGACTTGCTAGCATATAATGCTATTACAGAGTCTGTGAGCAATGTCTGGCAACATGCTTATGATGAGGCATTTTTTGAAAACGGAATAGACGTTGAGCTCGCTCACTGGTGGATCAACGTTGAACGTATTCGCGATCAGTTCTTCATCGTAGTTTACGACCGCGGCGCCGGAATACCCTATACGCTCCAAAAGAAGTCTTGGTATAAGATCGCACTTGTAGACGCTCAAGGAACAGTGCACGAGATTCCTGCTGACGCACTTAGTATCAAACTTGCAGTTGAGTATGGGAATTCTAGATTTAAAAATGACAATAGGGGTAAAGGGCTTTCGGAGGCGAAAGAATTCGTTCAGTCTAACCCTATGGGAACTATGCTTATCTACAGTGGTTTTGGAGACTTTGCTTTTTACAGCGAAAGTGATACAACCGACCTGAGGGAGCTTCCTCTGCGCTTCCCTGGCACATTGATACAATGGAATTTGAGACTGGAGACAAAGAAATGAGCGTGCCGCACACCATATTTGTCGCAACCGAGTTCGGTGACATGCCTCATGGGCGAAACGATAAGGACGGCAAGCTGAATGGTGAAAAATTTCGGAAAGAACATCTTTTGCCTGCTTTAGCCGAGCATGAAGAGGTCCTAGTTGATTTTGATGGAGCAAAAGGCTGTGGCTCTTCATTTGCAGATGAGTCCTTTGCCGGTCTCATAGATCATGAAGGATGGACAAAAGACGAAGTAGTTCGGCGCATAACTTACAAATTTAGATTCAAGAGCGTAATAAAAAACATTTATAAATATATTGACGAAGCAGAGGCAAGGAGGCTGGAAAAGTGCTGAAGACATTATCTGAGCTGTCTCAAGCAGGCCTATTTACCGCTGCGTTTGCATTAATTGGCTGGATCTTCGTTTACTTAAACTCAAGATCTCTCGCACGACAAAGCGAAGTAAACACAATCACTGCATCAATTGAAAAAATGCTTCAAGAGGTTGCTGACGAAAACAATAAATTCTGGCGGGACACAGCGGCGGCAGAGGATCATGCTAAGCCTCGGCTATTCAATGCATTCATTAATTTTAGATGTGATTTTATTGAAGAAAAGATCCAATTTCTCAATAAGAAATGCGAATCTGCGTTTTTGGATATCGACCACGCTAGATTTGAAGATTGCATAATTGATCTTATTGCTCAAATCAGGGATCGCTCCACGTTCGACTCGGAAATGGCTCAGCAAGTCGAAGATAAGGTGGCCAGGGTATTAGAGATCAACTATCTAAGCATGACACTTTACACGAATATTTACGACTTCTTACGGACACGCTACATGTCTGGTAGCAGATTCACAAAAGCTCCTTATTAAAACTTAGCAACAAAGCTTCGGGTAGGAATCTATACAAGCTTATAGCTTTATATGGGAAGTCGCCCGCCAAAAAGCGGGCTTTTTTGTGCCCGTCAGAATTGCGCCGGTTCTTCGACTGGCTCATAAACCTCTACCGTCCGATCCTCTTCCGCGCTCGCCTCCCACTTTAGCGTCACCGACTCATCGTCGTTGACTGCCATGTCGATGCCATCCGTCTCGTTTAACAGCCCCACCACCTCCTCCCACTCCCGATCTCCATCCGTGTCCAGGCGATGGATCGTCACCCAGCGCTGAATCTGCGCTACAGGGTGATTGATCATCGACGAGACGCGCAGCCCCAGCCGTTCAATCCCGCTCATCTCCAGCCGCTCTACCTGCTTTTCTTGTTTTTTCGCCTTTGCCATCTCGCCTCCTAAACACTGGTTATATATACAGGTTACGTAGAAGCATACGTCATCACATCGCAAAATAAATTAACCGCCGGTATTGACTGGATATAAACCGCCGGTTAACTTACATCCATCGCAACCCAGTCCCCACATCGGGACCGGCTGCGAAGGGTCGAGAGATCCGCTGCTCTTTAACAGCTCAGGATCCTCGCCATCGACTACCCCGGGTTTCAGCCGGTAAGAGCGAGCAATAAATAGTTGATGCCACGCCAGCTCTGGAACTGGCCGTGCTCACCTGATGTGAGTACGCGAAACCACGCAAGCCAGCCGTACCAGCACCGAACACGAAATGTGCGACGACGGCCAGAGATATGAATCCGGCAATGCGCGTGGTGGAGAAACGGAAATTTTCACTGATGCACCTGGTGACGGGTGCATTGGGAAAACAACCGGAGCAACAGAAATGGATCAACCAGCGACAACAACGAAATGCACCCGCTGCGGAAAGCCTGCCGATCCGGTGGTTTACAAAACCATCATCGACCAGGCCTACGACCCGGTGCGCCAGAAGAAATACGTTCGGCAGCAATCCCTGCCGTTCTGCAGCGAGGAACACGCAAACCACCACCAATGGTCTTGCGAAGGCTGAAGCATCACCTCTGTCCATTCAGCGAGTGGGCAGACGGATGCAGATGAAAGCGGACGTGGCCTCGGACCAGCGGGAGCTGAGGCATTCAACAAATAGACGTAGCGGCCTTATTTGGCCATCTGCATCCCCAGCACCAGGCCGCATCGGAGAGTGATCGAAGCGTGCCCAAGCGGGCTGCAGCGCTAGGATCGCAAAGCCCCGGAAATGTCCTGAGCCGGTATGAGCGAGACGGCCAACACTATAAACGCGGCGGGAAACAAGCAGGGGTTGCGCCCTGGTGTTTCGATCACTCTCCGATGCGGACGAATCCCCGGCTTATACCGGCCACCTGCATGCAACAAACCAGAGAACGGCGAGCGCCCGCCAAAATGCCAACGGCGCGCATTGAAGGATGACCATCATGAAATAGACCAACGCTTCCCCGCGTGGCACAGCAAGCCTGAAGGCTGCGCCCAACACCCATACAGGCAGCGGACAG